CCACAGCAGACGACATGGGACAAAGAAGAAATAGGTGTCCATATAGCAGTTATCCATCACTGGATAGATGGGCGTACTCATACGGATGAGCCCGTTCAGTTGGACACGTGCTGTATCGCCCGGAAGCACTTCATCGCAGTAGATAGGTACTAGATCTCCTTCATTGATGGTTGTTAAGAGCTGGTGACTTCGGTCAAATCTGCTTCGCGGTCGTCCCATTCGCGGTACTTGCGCGAAATGGTTTTCACTGTTTCGGTTCGTTGTCCTTCACCTCTTCCTTTTTTTCTTCCGGTTTCTCCGGTTTCGGCTGTTCGGTCTGCTGCATCTGTTTCAGCTGTTCCATTGTTTCGGCTGCTGCTTCTGCTTTTTCGTGCATCGTCATGATGTCCTTCGGCAGATTTTCAAGGTCAGTGCCTTCGGTGTATACCGTGCTTCTAGCCTTGATGCTGGTATCTCCCGCTTCCAGCCGTGCGATTGCGCTTGCAAGGTCGTAGCCCTCGCCCGCTTTCTGAATTTTTTCGTATGTGTTCTCGTCCGGCTGCTCGATGTAGTCGGTTGTGCCGTTTGGTCGCTTTACCGCTTTCCACGTTGGCGCGGTCATGCTGCCCGGATTGTTTGTCACTCTCTCGGTTTTCATACCGTAGAAGCGTACCATCACATCAGGATTTAACATTGGCCGTCTCCTTCAGGTCGATGAGCCGTGCGATGTGTTCAGGCATTGCTTCGCTCATGTAGCCAGTTTCGGTGTCGAATTCGCCCAGCTCTACGAGTGAGATGTCTTCAATTTCGCTGGGCTTGCTCTCGTTGGCCTTCCATCGTGCCGTTCTAACTGCCTGTGCTCGGTTGTTCTGCAAGAACGGCTGAGAGTAGCCGTTGGTCAATGCATCGTGGAATGAGTAGAATTTCAGTTTCATGTTTTTCTCCTTTACTTTTTGTCTTCGTTTGCATCCTTCAGCGCGTGATAGATTTCATCGAGCTTTTCAAGAATTCTCATCATTAGCTCGATTGCTTCCTTGATGTCCTTGATTTTGACTAGTGCCATTAAATCACCTCTTTTCTTTGGTTTGTTTCGCTTACAGCCGGACGCCGCCCCGCGATACCTTCGGTCTTACGTTGATGTTTTTTACCCGCTTTGCAGTCTGGGTAAAGCGCTTCTGGTCGCCTTTACCCGCTCCGCTTCTATGTGCCATTGTTATACTCCCTTCTGATTAGCTCCATTTCGATGGCTTTTGCAAAACTTTTTATTCTCCAAGTTTCATCTATTAGCCTTTTTGCGTCTTCGATGTTTGATACTTTTTTAAGTATTTTGTAATTGCCATCAATTTCTTTGTATTTTCGTACGAGTAGTTCTTCTAGTGCTTCTTTGGTCTGGTCTCGTGCATTCCATGTTTTCATTTTTACACCCCCTTTCTGTATTTTTTGGTACGTGTGTCGATATGTACCCACGTGCTATATACGATGATTCCGCAACTGTCCGGGATGATTTTATTCAGTTTGTTGGCAATTTCTTTTGGGTTCATGCCATTGACCCGGATGTCTGCTGCCATTCCTCGCATGTGATAGCTGTATTTTGCTCCATCACATTTTTCGTTCCATGCTGGTGTTCTGTATCCGCTTGTGATGATCACCGGCTTGCCGACTTGGTTTCTGAGTATGTCTAGGATAGATACTAGGTAGCTATCTATAAAAACTACCTGTGACCTATCTTTGCAAGCAAATTCTCGCACTTTGAAGTGTTGCCCTACTTTTTCGTTTGCGTCTGTGTCCACGATATAGCTTTTAATCATTCTTTTTTCTCGCCTCGCTTTCTATTGTTGATTTTACCATTTATTTTGTTGCATGTCAATTGTTTTTTGGTTTGAATGGCGCTTTAGCGCCTTGCCGTATGGAGCGCAGCGGAATTCGGCTAAATCCATTCCTTTTTAGCGCTGTGCGCGTCATGTTTTTGGCTCACGCCACTTTTGCCTTAGCTTGTTCTTTTCTTTTTGAATTTTGAGATAGGTTTCATAATCCACGCTCGTGCTTTGTTCGAGATTGACCAAACTTTGTATTGCACTGCGTCTGCGTCTGGCTCTAATCTCTCTCAGCTCGTCAGAATGTGCCTTAAAATAGCTTTCTGTGTCTTGGCTGGTATCTTTATCTAGAATCTTATCAAAATAGCGTGGAGGCCTTTTCTCGCGTCCTCCTGCACAGATGATGTTATCTGTTTTCAGGATTTCATCTTTGTGTTCGTTTAGATATTTTTCGCCTATACCTTTTGACATGATTCTAAACTCTGGTTCTCTGCCTTGCATCCAGTATTTCACGCTCTCTTCTGTACCTATGGCTTTTTTGTTGACGTACTGCGCCACGTATGCAAAACTTCCCGGTTGTGCTGGTGAAAAGTCTATTATGCCTTTGCCCCAGATTTTTTGCAACCACTCGCTTTTAAAATAGCTGTTGCCCTTTTGGTTTTTGTACCATTGTGCATCCGGTGGCTTTAGTCCAAATACTATTGCATGGTAGTGTGGTCTTTTTGTTCTGTCACCATACTCAGCCGCTAGGAAATACTTTATTGGCTTCTTGTACGCTTTCCGCAGCCGTTTTAGAAATAGCTGCACGTCTCGTTTGCTTACTGTCTGACTTTGAATGCTTTTGTATCCTTTGATGATTTCGCCGTAAGGTAGATGATCATCGTCATATGTCAGTGTTAGAAAAATCACATCGTCCCACTCTTTGGCTTCTAGCTCTATTCTTGTTGCCCATTGGTCTGCCATCTGTTTGCGACAATACTCGCATTTACCGCATGGTAACAATGCGAATTTTCCTTTTTTGACTCCGTCCATGATGTCCGTTTGCAGTCCTTGTTTTGATAGGTTTTCCAGACTTCCCCATAGTTGCGGTTTTTTCGTGTCCATCTGAAATACTAATGGTTTTGTACATGGCATTTTTGTTACCGGCACAAGTTTCCTTGTCTATCTTGTGCCGATTGACACCTCGCTTTCTTTTTATATTAACTTGTTGTAGTCGTAGTAGTAGTAGTGTTGAAAGTGTAGAAAACTCGTTTTTTTAACGTTACTACGTTTATTTATTGCCTTTTTGCCTGTTGAAAACTTTGTTGAAAACTTGTTGAATTGTTGAAAGTTCGTCATTTTGACGAATTTCTTTGTGCAACTTGTTGTTGAAAACCTGTTGAAAGTGTTGAAAACTCAAGTTTTCCACATTCTCTATTTTCTGGATTATTGTTACTAAAAAAGGGGGATGTTTTGCCATCCCCCTTCCTTTCTTAGTCTCCTTTGTATGCGTTGAATGTGTCCATGTTTGGCATGATTGGCACTCTTTTGTTGTACTTTTTAAAGTTTTCTGCTGTGTCTTTGGCTGCTTTTCCAGCCTTTTCTGCTGCTTTTTTGGCTGTTTTACCAGCCCCAGCAAGGCCACTAGCTAGCTTGTTAGCTGTATAGGTGTACTGCTGCACCTGTTTTGCGCTTGAACTTGCTAGTTCACTTGCTGCCTGTTCCCAGCTCTTTGCACTCTTAAACTGTTTTGCGCTGGTGCTCTGTTTTGCCAGCTGCAAGTATTTGTCTGCCAGCTCTGCTGTGTTGTTGCCGTATTCGTACATAGCGCTTACACTTGCGGCCTGTGCGCTCTGCTGGTTATAGCGTTGGCTTCCAATGCTTGCAGATGCTCCCGATGGTGCGCTTGTTGCACCGTTGGTCGCTGCCAGAATAGGATTGATGCCCGCTGCAATCATGTCCTTTACGGTATCTTGATAGGCTGTCCCACGCATTTCCTTTTGAAATGCTCTTTCTGCTGCTGCTTCTGCGCTGTTGTACTTCTTGGCGCTTGCTTGGCTTCCAGCGTTTGCGAGGTTGCTCAGTAGTCCGCTCATCAATTGCAGTGCGTTTGCGGTGTTTACGCTGCTCTGATTCCCGAACATTGTGACGCCTGTCGGCGTGCTGATTTGTGTCGCTCCGATTTGCTGTGGTGCTGTTATGCTGCCGGTTGTTGTTTCGTTGCCTGTGCTGCTCTCGCTGCCCGCTCCTTGGCTGTTCTTGGCGCTGCTCTGGTTGCTGCTTGTTATGATGCCTGTTAACATGCTTAGTCCTTGCATGAGGTACGGCATAAAACTTAATAACGTGTTCATTCAAAAATAGCCCCGCTTTTGCGGGGCTTCCTCCTTTCTTAGATTCTCTCGATGCCGGGAATGCTATAGATTGGCATCTCTCTGTACCATTCTTCATTGAAATAGAAGTCACACAAGAACTGGTGACTTTTTGCACTCGTTACTGCGATTGTTCGGTCAATGTTCTGTGTTCCTTCCTGAATCCACTCTGCCGAGAGACGCGGCAACTTGTCATAGTCGTCTGCATAGTGCCATGCATCCAGTGATGTCTGATAGTTAGACCGCATTTCTCCGGTTACGTAGGAAGGCTTGTATCGGTAATCTGCCCAAGCCTCTTGATATCCGAAGATTTCGTCATCTTCAGGTGTGCCCTGTGCATAGATTTCGCGGTTATATACTGGCTGTTCTCCCAGTGCTGCCAGACGCGGGTCATAGTAGGTGAATCGCCCGCCACGTGTCCACTTGGTCGCAAGTCCCTGTTGGTAGCTGTGTTCCACTCGTACTACTGCCAGACCGATGATGTAGCCGTATTCAGTTGCTGCATAGTCCACCATCTCTTTGCTGCACGTGGTCAGACTGTATGCGGCTGTATTGCCCAGTGCTTGTCCGGTTGTCGTGTCCGTCTGGCTCGTCTGCACAACCTGATTGACATTGATCGCGATGCGCTGTCCGCCGATGTACTCAGGAATCTGCAGACGGCTGTCCGGACTTGTCACGCCCCATGTGCCGGAAAGGAACTCGCGATAGCGCGTGCCGTTGCGTGCATCTGCTTCAAAGACGTGCTGCAAGGCGATAGCCATGCGCAAGTCTTCAATCTTGACGCCGCTGACTGCGCTTAGGTTTGCGCCTAGAAATGCTATATCTGCTACATTTTGGACTTTATCCGAGCTTCCTACTACCGTTGAGTTTTGGATTCCTGCTTTGCCGTTTTGAATTCCCGGTATGGTCCCAGATGTAATGTTTTGATTGAAATAGATTGCACTATTCCCGGTTACTGTTCCGAATTCTGTAAGTTTTTCGTCTTTGTAAAGTCCAATTGGCGCGTTGCCTGTCAGATTGATTTCCACAGGGTCATTTTTTAACGGCGAGGGGAGACAGGATGTGAAGTAGTCGTGG